TTTGCCAATGGTGCAGCCCCAAGCGGTGTGCTTGAACACCCCGGCACAATCAAAGACCCCACAAGGGTTCGGGATGCATGGCAGAGCCAGTTCGGAGGCTCTTCAAACTCCGGCAAAGTCGCAGTTCTGGAAGAAGGAATGAAATATACACCTATCTCCATCTCCCCGGAACAAGCACAATTCTTGGAAACAAGAAAGTTTCAAATCAATGAAATTGCTCGAATTTTCAGAGTTCCACCGCATATGGTCGGAGACCTTGAGAAGTCGAGCTTTTCTAATATTGAGCAACAATCCCTTGAGTTTGTAAAATACACCCTTGACCCGTGGGTTATCCGATGGGAGCAATCCATGACACGAGCCTTGCTCACTTTGGATGATAAGAAGGAGTATTTTATTAAATTCAATCTTGAAGGTCTGCTCCGTGGTGATTACCAGAGCAGAATGAATGGTTACTCCATCGCAAGACAGAACGGTTGGATGAGTGCAAACGACATCCGTGAGCTTGAAAACCTCGACCGCATTCCTGCCGAGCTTGGTGGTGACCTTTACTTAATCAATGGCAATATGCTCCCGCTTGGAAACGCAGGAGCCTTTGCAAATATAAACACCGATAAGGAGGTAAGCGAAAGCAATGAAGAAGTTCTGGAATTGGACAAACAATCAGGAGAGCCAAGCGAGGATACTTCACCTCAACGGAACAATCGCAGAGGAAAGTTGGTTTGACGATGATGTCACACCGCAGATTTTCAAAGACGAGCTGTTTTCCGGGGACGGTGATGTTACTGTTTGGATTAACTCTCCCGGTGGCGACTGCGTAGCTGCTGCACAGATTTACAATATGCTGAAGGATTACAACGGCAATGTAACTATTAAAATTGATGGCATTGCAGCATCGGCAGCATCTGTAATTGCTATGGCAGGCAGTACAGTGTTAATGTCACCCGTCTCAATGCTTATGATTCATAACCCTATGACAGTTGCAATGGGCAATGCCGGGGATATGCAGAAAGCAATCGAGATGCTTGATGAGGTTAAGGAATCCATTATAAATGCTTATCACCTCAAGACAGGAATGTCGAGAGCAAAGATATCGCACCTTATGGATTCTGAAACTTGGATGAATGCCTACAAAGCTGTCGAGCTTGGTTTTGCAGATGACATTCTTTTCAGAAATGATGAACAGGATGATGAGGACGAGGAAAAAGAACTCGAACTCGGCACAGAAGAAACCAAAAAGGAAGAACCAAAAACCGATGAGCCAAAGGAAACTGACCCGGAAGAAACTCCGAAGGAAGAACCCGATGAGGATGAGGACGATGATGAAAAGAAAAAAACTGCTCCTCCGGCACCTTCCAAAGAGCCTGCCGATGCAGTAATGTTTTCTCGCAAGACAGCTGACAATGCTTTGATGACTAAACTCAAAAAGCATTACAGCCCCACAAACACAGCAACACCCAAAACTGGTCGTTCCGTAGATGAACTTATGGAAAGACTCAATCTATTAAAAAGATAAATTTAAGGAGGACTTATACTATGAATATTATTGAAATGCGTAACAAAAGAGCAAAGGCGTTTGAAGCGGCAAAGGCTTTTATTGAGGCACACGCTGTTGACGGAATCCTTTCTGCGGAAGATGCAGCAACCTATGATGATATGGAAAAGAGCATCAAAAAGTACGATGAAGCAATCGGCAGAATGGAAAGACTCGAAGCAATGGATGCAGAGCTTTCAAAGCCTGTTTCTACACCTATTACCGAAAAGCCTGCAAAGGCAAAAGACGACACCAAAACCGGGCGTGCTTCCGATTCCTATAAAGATGCGTTCTGGAATCAGGCAAGAGCAAAGAACGGCAGTGTATCTTATGAAGTAAGAAACGCCCTTCAGGAAGGTGTCGACAGTGAAGGCGGTTACCTTGTGCCGGATGAGTTTGAAAGAACTCTTGTGCAGTCTCTTGAAAATGAGACCATTGTCCGTAAACACGCAACCGTAATCACAACCGAAAACGGAAGCCGTAAAATCCCTATCGTTACAGAAAAAGGTACCGCTTCTTGGGTTGAAGAAGAAGGCATCATCCCCGATGGTGATGACGTATTCGGTCAGCAGCAGATTGATGCACACAAGGTTGGTACAATCATTAAGGTTTCGGAAGAGCTTCTTAATGACTCTGCTTTCGACCTTGAGTCATATTTCTCTGCCGAATTCACAAGAAGAATCGGTGACAAGGAAGAAGAATCCTTCTTTACTGGTAACGGTGTCAAGAAGCCTCTCGGTGTCCTTGCTGATGATGGCGGTGCTGAAATCGGTATTACAGCAGCATCCGCTACAGCAATTACAGCGGATGACATTGTAGACCTTTTCTATAGCCTTAAGGCTCCGTATCGTAAGAATGCAATCTGGGTTCTCAACGATGCTACAGTTGCGGCTATCAGAAAACTCAAGGACGAAAACGGACAGTTCTTGTGGCAGCCTGCTCTCCATGCCGGGGATTATGAAACAATTCTTGGTAAGAGAGTTTATACTTCACCCTTTATGCCGGAACTGAAAGCCGGACAGAAGCCTGTTCTTTTCGGTGACTTCTCTTACTACTGGATTGGTGACCGTGAAGGTATTACCTTCAAGAGACTCAATGAAAGATTCGCTGACAGCGGTCAGGTCGGATTCCTTGCAACAAAGAGACTTGACGGCAAGCTCATCCTTCCTGAATCCATGAAGGTTCTGAAAATGAAATCTGCGTGAGGTGATGCCTGATGAAGATAAGAATTCTTAAAGGCTGTAGTGGACTTAAGTTTTCTTATAAAAAAGGCGATGTTGTTGATGTAACAAATACGGTCGGAAAAGACCTTGTTGAAGCCAACCTTGCTGAAGAAATCAAGACCACAACTGCCAAACCAAAGGCGGGTGCAAAAGCCGATGCTGAATCTTGATAATGTAAAGCAGTTTTTAAGGCTCGACACGGATGCGGAGGACAGATATCTTTCTGTCCTCCTTATTCTTGCAAAAGAGCTGTGCGAAAATTATCTCCGTAGGGAGATACCAAAAGAACCAGTTGAAAGCATACGATTGGCACAGCTGTTGGTAATCTCCCATTACTTTGAACACAGAGACGGCACACCTCTTCCCAAGGCGGTGTATCGTTTATTGGATGATTACAGAAATGAGGTGTTCTGATGAACTTTTCCAAACTCAGGCACAGAATTGTATTTCTTCGTCCCACAGATATTGAAACAAATTCTATGGGCGAAACTGTGCCGAAATACAAACCCTTCAAACCTTATCTTCCGCTTCCTTTGCAGGTGGATGATGATAAGGTGTATTTGACATATGATGATGACGGAAATGCTCTCTTGGCTTATGTTGATGGTAAGCCGTATGCTCAAAAGTTGGCTCTTAAGAATTACTCTGTTGCCGGACTTGTCGTTCCGATGAGTGGCAGAGAGTATGAAGAAAGCCAAAAGCTCCGTGCTGAAACAACATACAAAATATCAACTCGCTTCTTTCCCCGGATAACGCAGGATATGCACATCCTTTATGACAACCGGGAATTTGAAATCGTATCAATCCTTGACCTCAACGGCAGACATGAGGAGCTTCAAATTGTGGCTACTGAAAAAGACAGAACCACAGCACAAAGTCTTGATACCGAGGAATACGATGGCGAATGATGACGGCACTTTCGGTTTCGATGATTTGCAGAAAGCCTTTAACCGCATAGAACAGAAATACCCAAATAAAACGGATGCAATGCTTATGGCAATGGCTCGTATCGCTGCCAACCGAACCAAAGGCAAAACACCTGTGGGTGAAACAAAAAAACTCAAATCCACATGGCGTACTAAAAAGCCTAAAGTTTATGGTAAAGCACGAGTTGCCCGTATGCAGTCCGCTTCTCGTTATGCCCATCTTGTTGAAGACGGACATGAGATTGTCACTGGCGGTAAAGGCAACAAAAACGGACGGAAGCTCAATGTCTTACAGCGAGCTGTCCGAGGAGTTAAATCCGGCGGTCGAACCGAAGGTAAAAAGATGATTGCTTCAGCAATGAGCGACATTGAAAGTACATTTGACAAGTCGGCAGAGAAGCTCCTTGCCGACCTTGTGAAAGAGGTTGAATTATGATTGAGATTAAAGACATACAAACCGCTGTAGCGAAGCTCCTGAAAAAGAACGATTACTCGGTTGTTGCTTCCGAGGTAAAAGAAGGCTTTACAAAGCCTGCGTGTTTTATTGAGGTTATGCCTGTCAGTGTAACGATTGAAAACCAGTTCAATGAGCTGATAACTAACAGTGTGGAGATTTCATATTTCCCATCAATAGAAACTAAAGAGGAGCTTATCAAAACAGCGGAAGATTTCAAGAAAATATTCTTGTATTCTCCGTTGAAGGTCAAAGACAGATATTTGTCTATCAATGAGATTTCATTTGATGCCGACAAATCAACTCTGCTTGCATACTTCGAGCTTGAGTTCTTACAAGAAATTACTCAAAAAGCAACAAGAATTCCGAAAATGAAAACACTAAAAGAAAGCGTGGTGACAGGCAGTCATGGGACTTCCTAAAATTTTAATTGAATTCAAAACCCTCGCAGAAACAATCATCACAAGAAGTGAGCGAGGTATTGTTGCTGTCATTCTGAAAGATAACAGCAACACAACAGAGACGCACATATACAACAGAGAAAGCGAAATTGTGAAGAGCCATTTTACAGCTTCCAATCTCGCTTTTTTACAGCTCATATTTATGGGCAGCCCTTCAAAAGTGATTGTTGAGCGAATCCGCACTGACGGAGACATCGGAACCGCACTTGAGAGGCTTAAGAATAAGCAGTGGTATTATTTAACTGTGCCGCAGATTACATCTGAAGAAATTACAACTGTTGTTGGTTTCACTACACAGATGCGTAATTTGCACCATAAAACATTCAAAGCAGTTCTGCCGAACTGTTCTGCAAATTTTGAAGGTATCATAAACTTTGCCACTGATAATATCAAGGTCGGAGCGAAGACATATACCACAGCAGAGTTTTGTGCAAGAATCGCAGGTATCCTTGCCGGACTTCCTCTTAACAGAAGTGCCACATACTACACTCTTTCAGAGGTTGAAAGCATCACGGAGAGCGAAACTCCCGATACCGATGTAGACAGCGGCAAGCTCATCCTTATCAACGATGGCACAAAGATTAAGATTGCAAGAGGCGTAAACTCACTTGTTGATTTCAACGAAAATAAAGGTGAAGACTTCGCAAAAATCAAAATCGTGGAAGCTGTCGACATGATTCGTGATGATATCAGAAACACTTTTGAAGATGAGTTTGTTGGTAAGGTTGAAAACTCATACGACAACAAAATCGTGTTCATTGCTGCGGTCAATAAGTATTTCAAAGACCTCGCAGGTCGTGGAGTTCTTTATGACCAGTTTGATAACAAGGCTGAAATTGACCTCGATGCTACCCGTGAGTGGCTTAGTCAAACAAAGGATGTTTCTGCTTGGGAGGATGAAAGAATCAAGACCGCAAATACAGGAACAAATGTGTTTGTAAAAGCAAACATTCAAATCCAAGATGCCATCGAAGATTTGAACTTTAGAATCTATATTGAGTAAGGAGGTAACCGAGTATGGCAGTTAAACCTACAGCACCAAGAGTTATGAATGGTAAATGGGGCATGGTTTACATTGATGGTGAGCCTGTCTATGAAACCGATTCATACGAAGCAAAAGTAAAGATTGAACGTGAGGATGTAGACTTTGTTATGCAGATGGCAAAAGACTCCAAAATGACTGGTCTCACGGGTGAATGGAGCATGAAGGTTAAGAAGGTGTTCTCCCGTGGAGCACAGCTCCTTTCCGAAAAAATAAAGCAAGGTCAGGATGTCCGTATTCAGATCATCTCAAAAATTGATGACCCTGATGCTTACGGCAGTGAACGACTTGTAATCGAAAATGCTTGGTTCAATGAGCTGACATTGCAGAAGTTTGAAAACGCAAAAATGATTGACGAGGAATACAGCGGTGGTTTCACCGATTACTATTTCCCGGATTTAGTGGAAGTGAGGTAAAAAGATATGAATAAGAATACAAAAATCACACTGCAGGAACTTATCCGCAGAAAAGAACAGATGCTTGAAAGCAAGAAACAGCCGAAAACAGCAACTCTGTTCATCAAATCTCTCGGAGGAACAATCACCATTGAAAGTCCTACTGCAGCACTTGCCCGTGATGCACAGGAAATGGACAATGGCGATGCGTACATGGTTTACTCCTGTGTAACCGAGCCTTGTCTCAAATCAAAGGAATTACAGACCGAGTTCGGCTGTGTTGACCCCATGGAGATTGTTGACAAGATTTTCGATGCGGGTGAAATTCCGCAAATTGCCGTTGAGTGCCTTAAACTTGCCGGATATGTCGATGGCGTTAAGGTGGTAAATGAGATAAAAAACTCATAAGAGGTGATGGAGAGCTTGCCATGCTCTGTCACTTCCTTAATCGAGGGATTCCTCCTGAAAAGATTATAAATTTGTCCTTTACAGAAAAGCTCTTTTATAAAGGATGTTATGAAGTTTATATGGAGGATGAACTTGAAAAATACAAGGCACTGACAGGTGGTGAAAGCTAATGGCTAAAAAGAACATTGGTGCAACGCTTTCTATCAAAGATGGTAATTTCACCGCTGGGATAAAAAATGCTATCACGGGGACAAAAAACCTTAAAACACATACTACGAATGCCACGGGAAGCCTAAAAAAATTGAGCAATCAAAACAAGCTGACAGGAGCATCTCTTTCAAGTCTTGCAAAAAAGGTAACTGGCGTGGTGGCAGCGTATGCCGGGTTTTCAAAAATCGTGGACTTTACCAAACAGTGTATAACTGCTTGCGAAACACAGGTTAAGTCGGAAGCCCGTCTTGAACAGCTGATGATGAATGTAAAAGGTACAACACTTGAAAATGTGGATGCAATGAAAAAGTATGCAAGTGAACTTCAAGGCATAACAACAGTTGGAGATGAAGCTACCATTCAAGGAGCTTCACAGCTTGCTACTTTTCAGTTGCAAAGTGACACGATAAAAACACTTCTTCCTTCTCTTCAAGACTTGGCTGTTTCACAGTATGGCGTTTCAGTATCAGGTGACCAAATGCAGCAGATGGCAAACCTTATGGGTAAGGTTATGACAGGGAATGTCGGTGCTCTTACCAGATATGGTGTTACTCTTGACGAAACACAAAAGAAAATTCTTGCAAACGGAAACGAAAGCGAAAGAGCAGCAATGCTTGTTGAAGTATTAGGTCAGAATTTTGGTGGACTTTCCGAGGCAATGGCAAATACCCCAGAGGGTAAAATCATACAAGTAAAAAATGCTTGGGGTGATATGCAAGAGGTTATTGGTGGCAAGTTGTACCCGGTACTGACTTCTACCTTTGGATATGTTGCAAGTGTGATGCCAACGATTCAAAATGTAGTTGTTTCAGCTATTGATGCTGCATCTGTTCCTCTTGTATGGATAAAGGACAATGTACTTCCACCTCTTGGTATAGCTTTTCAAGCGGTATGGAACTATGGTGTATCGGCTTTTACAAATATCAAAAATGCAGTTCAGGCAAATTCAGGTGCCTTCAGCGGTATCCTTACAATCCTCGGTGGGTTAAAGGATGCTCTTTTTTCTGCGTTTGAGTTCTGTAAGCCTGCTTTGAATTGGGTCAAGGATGTTGGACTACCTTTGATTGTAAATGCACTTGCAGGTGTTGTTTCTGGTGCAACAGCGGTGTTTAACTTCTTCGTGAACAATTGGGGCCTTATAGCTCCAATCATCGCAGGTATCGCCGGAGCAATTCTTGTTTATAAAGGTGCGGTTCTTGCCATTAACCTTGTTCAGAATGCATGGGCAATTTGTCAAGGCATCTGTACCGCTGCACAGTGGGCATTGAATGTGGCTCTTACAGCAAACCCAATCGGCATAATCATCGTAGCCATCGGTGCCCTTATTGCAATCGGTGTAGCTATGTGGATGAATTGGGACTCAATCTGTGCATGGTGTAAACAGGCATTTCAAGCAGTTGGAGATTTCTTCGTGTCAATCGGCACATCAATCGCATCATTTTTCTCCGGCTTGTGGGAGGGCATCAAAAATACTGTGATGTCTGTCTGGAACGGAATCACAGGCTTTTTGAGTGGTGCTTGGAACACGATTTCATCTGCTGCGACATCTGTCTTCACTGGCATCGGAAATGCAATCTCAAATGTGTGGAACGGAATCGTAGGTGCGGTCAAAGGTGCTATTAACGGCATCATTTCAGCAATTAACGGAATGATTCGTGGTGCGGTTTCCGGCATCAACGGACTTATTAAAGGTATCAATAAGGTCACTGGTGTTGTTGGCATTCCTGCAATTCCAACATTCACGGCTCCGCAGATTCCGCTTCTGGCAAAAGGTGGTACTATCCGAACCGATGGTACTGTAATTGTCGGTGAAAAAGGTCCCGAAATGTTGACCTTGCCAAGAGGAGCACAAGTTACTCCGCTTGCAAATAAGACTGCACAAAAATCTGAAAACCATTTTAATATCAATATCTATGCTGACGGAAAGTCAATTGATGATATTGTTGACGAGCTGATGCCAAAACTGAAGCTTGCACTATCAAACTTGTAAAGGAGACAGACAAATGGATATTTATTTGAGTGTGAATAACCGAGAACAGGTTCTCCGTTTGCCTGTTCTCCCTCCTGAATTTACGGTTTCAAAACCTCACTCCAATGAGACCTTTGAAACCGTAACACAGGGACAACTAAAGCTCATCGGAAGACCTGCGTTAAAGAGTATATCGTGGAGCTGTTTCTTCCCGGTTCGAGATTACCCGTTCCTTCGTGACAGAAGCGACACAGCTTTCGGTTACCTCTATACTATAGACACTTGGGTAAAACAAAAATTACCCATACGGCTCATAATTACAGAAACACCAATCAACATGGCTTGCTGTATAGACGACTTCTCATACACCATAAAAAAAGACGGTGATATGAACTACAGCATAACACTTGGCGAAGTGCCTCTTTTATAGGGGGTGTTCGGATGAGTGAAAACTTTCAGCTTTTTGCAGATGGTGTTGACATTACAGCCTATGCCGGAAATATCTCATGGCAGAATACTGTTGATGAGCTTGCCACTTCACTTTCTTTTGAGGTGGCAAAAACGGACACAAAATACTTAAACTTCTACGCACCGCAAGAAGGCGGCATTGTAAGCATTGTAACGAATGGTGAGATTTTCAGAGGAATTATTATATCTGTTGATGATGGTTCAGAGACTGTAAACAAATACACCTCTTGTGACTTTGGGTGGTATTTGAATAAGTCCTCCGAAACCTATCAGTTCAATAAGATGACTGCGAAAAAAGCGATAAAAAAGATATGCGAAGATTATGGCATCCCCATCGACACAATTCCTGATCTTAACACAGAAATTACACAGCTCTACCTTGACAAGGTGCTGTCGGAGATTATCAAGGACATCTTAAAGCTTTGTGGCGGAGGATATAACCTTGATGTGACTCCAAGCGGTGTGCGAATATATAAGCTCGGTGACCTTTATGCGTACCCGGAATTCAGAATCACTCCGAATACACGGCTCATATTCTCTCCTTTACTTCGTGGGAGTGTTTCTCATTCCTTAAGCATTGATGAAATGAAAAACAGCATAAAGGTCGTTACCGAGAAAGACAGTGTCTATTCTTTGAAAGCAACTAAAAAGGACGATGCAAGTATTGAAAAATATGGCTTGCTTCAAAAGGTTGTGAAGATAGACCCTGAAAAGGAAAATGCGAATACTGTGGCAGATACGCAGCTTGCCGAACTGAACAAAAAGAAAGAAACATTCTCATGTGAAATCATCGAAGCCCTAAACAGCTATACAAGAGCAGGCTCGGTTATTACAATCGGTGATTTGAACTATCTCATTGAAGGCAGCGGTCACAGTATTAAAAACGGAAGGCACTATGTAAAACTTGATTTACGGAGGTGGGCATCATGAGTGGTATTACTGAACTTGCAAAGCTCTTCAAAGAAAGAAATAATGATGCCGGATATTCTCCTATGTTCGGTAAGATTATAGAGCTTCCGAGAACAAAAATACGAATCAATGAAAAGGTAATATTAAATGACAGCCATCTGGTTTGCCTGTTTAATCTTAAAGAACAGAATTATGATGGTGATTATATAAATCTTGGAAAAGAGGTTGTACTCCTTCCGTTTTCCAATAATCAAAAATTTATAGTAGTTGGGATGGTGATGTGATGTTTCCACAATCGAAAGAAATAACCGTCACCCAAAACACAGCTGACAATTCCGGCGGTACAAAAACTTATCTCTTTGATT